CTTAATGCGCACCGCTTACTGGATTCAGTCTCCCTCATAAGTTCGTTATGGCGGAAAAAGATTCGCAAGTTCGGGCTTACGTTCTAGCCTCCTTTCACGAACCAACCTCTGGGAAACGCATAAATGAGCGCTCTCGCAGCAATCTCCGGGATTAACGATGGTGAATCGCCCCCGGTAGCACACACCTTCACCCCTGTGGGCCGTACCAAAGATGGCTTCTGGATTTTTGAACAGACGACTCCGACACCGGCAAACGCTCTAAGCGCAATCCGCTGTCACGTCCGTCTTGTCCGTGAGTCCATGAGTTCAGCAGCTGGTACTAAGTTGGGCGGGGCTGCCCGCGTTCATATGAAGATGTGGGTTCCGATTATGGAAACCTTGTCGACAAACGACGCTGGCATCACACCTCCTCCGACTGTGGCGTATACCCTCTTTGTAGAGAGTAATTACGTCCTCCCGGAGCGCAGTTCAGAGCAGCAGCGGAAGAACCTGCGTGTCCTCTCGTCTGGGGCGATAACTTCGGCCCAGATCCTGGACATCATCTACAAATTGCAGGATCTCTACTAATCTCTCACGCGCTTTCAGAAAGGGTTTACTATGTCGTACATGTACCCGTACAACGCCGCTATCCAACGGACTCTTGAGTTCGCTAGGATGTTTTACGACGCGGTTGATACTGACAGGGCGCGGGAGTTAATCGATGCGCTGGATACTGAAGATTACCTCAGTGTTACCAGCGCATCTATTGACCCTCGCGATTATCGCAGAACGGATGATTTCAAAGATGACTATGTTGCGTTGAACCTCCTTCGAAAGTTGGATGGATTACCGACCGGCATAGACACACACGAAGTCGCCCTACGTAGATTCAAGACTACGGAGAATCAGTGCGCAAGCACGAACATTCGCTGGATGTCAGCACGACCGTTTCCAAACGGCCTGGAGTCCCTTGTCGGGAAAATCCAAGAAAAGATCGTGTCCATCATTGGCGCTGTTCCTGATTATGATGCTATAGTCAGTCTCATGCGATGGGGTCCCGGGGCCACCGCCACTATAAAAGGCGACGCGGTCCGGATCGAAAATAAGTACCTTGAACCGAAGCTTTCTGTTGCACCGCAAGCGCTTAGGTTATCCCAGCGTCTTGTCGGATCCAATTTACATTGGGCACGTGCTCGCATCGGCCCCGAAGTTTGTGGTCCTTGCAGTTTGGTTGAGTCTGAGTTTAGACTTACTCCTTATATGCGCGTTACAACAGTAAATAAAGATTCAACCACCAAGCGCACCATTGGTATCGAGCCCACAATGAACACGTGGATTCAACAAGGTATCGGTCGCACTTGGAAGCGCAGTCTTTATAAATACGGGATTAACCTCAGGGACCAGACATGGAACCAGACACTCGCGAGAGTGGCTGGCATGGCTGGGCTATGCACCCTTGATGTAAGGGACGCAAGCAATTCCGTAGCGTATTGGCCTGTGGTTGATTTGTTTCC